GTTCTGGAAAGGCTGGCAATAAGGATAATGACTATTTTAATAGGCATACTGAATTTGGGAAACCAAGCCAAAACAAAGAAAAAATTGGTAATCCTGTAAGAATTAAAAATCTTAAACCCAAAGACCTTATCGGCATCCCTTGGCGTGTCGCTTTCGCCCTACAACAAGACGGCTGGTACTTAAGGCAGGATATAATATGGGCGAAACCCAACCCTATGCCCGAAAGTGTAACTGATAGATGCACCAAATCCCATGAATACATTTTCTTATTATCCAAGAACCAGAAGTATTATTTTGATAATGAGGCGATAAAGGAAGAAGCCACTGGATATGATAATAGAAAAGATACTCTTATGAAAGGAAGCGAAAAATATAAAAACGGAAATTATTTGGCTGGTGGTAATGCAAACTCTTTGTCGGTAAAGGGTGGAGAAAGATGGCAATATAAAAACCTTCAAGAAGATGGGCAATTACCAAATACAATACACAAAAAAAGATTAGTTGGCGAAGAATATCTTTCTCCTGTTCGCAACAAACGCTCAGTCTGGACAGTAACCACTAAACCATTTAAAGAAGCTCACTTCGCAACATTCCCTGAAGCACTTGTTGAACCAATGATTTTGGTTGGCAGCAAAGAGGAAGATATAATTTTAGACCCGTTCTTTGGCGCAGGAACAACTGGTGTGGTAGCAAAGAAACTTGGTAGAAACTTTATTGGGATTGAGCTTAACCCCGCTTACATAGAAATTGCTCAGAAACGAATTGACTCCCTTCCCCAAAGTTTATTTTAAGATATGAAAAAGAAATTAAGAGATTATAAAATATGGAGATGAATAATGATTAAAGCCGATACCAATAAAACCATAATAGAAACGGAAGATTGCACCGTGCCGATCCCGCGTCAGCATGAGCGCATGGTTAGGTTGCAACACCGATTGATAAATGACCATTTCCAAAATTACAAGCCCTATGCGATACCCAAAGCCCAACTTGTGATTGCGGATATACCTTTTAACCTAAAAAACAACGCATACGCCTCAAATCCTGCCTGGTATGTAGACGGTGACAACAAGAACGGCGAGTCCGAACTTGCAGGAAAAGAATTCTTCGATACAGACAAAGACTTTCGGATAAGTGAGTTCCTTCACTTTTGCTCAACGCTATTGGTCAAAGAACCAAAGGAAACCGGTAAAGCACCTTGCATGATTGTATTCTGTGAGTTTGAGCAACAATTCGAGCTAATAGAAAAAGCAAAAGCATACGGATTAAATAACTACATCAACTTGGTGTTTCGTAAAAATTTTTCTGCCCAAGTCCTGAAAGCAAATATGAGGATAGTAGGTAACTGTGAATACGGTTTGATTCTATTTCGTGGCAAATTGCCAAAATTTAATAACAACGGGAAAATGGTATTTAATTGTTTTGACGTTGAGCGAGATACTAAAAGCCCGAAACTGCATCCTACGCAGAAGAGCGTACCACTCTTGGAAACTTTGATACAGATATTCACCGATGAAGGCGAGGTGGTAATTGATCCGGTGGCGGGAAGTGGTTCTACAATTATTGCCGCGATGAACTGCGGAAGAAGTGCCTACGGTTTTGAGATAAAGAAAAATTTTTACAGCGAGGCGAGCCGTTGGATAGAAGAGGAAAAACAGGCAAAAAAGGAAATAAAAGAATTAGGATGGGCAAAAACAAAAGCCAGCAAAGAACACCCAGTATTGGAGTTTGGAGTTGCAACCTAACAACCGCATAGCCCGCCGGCTTCATCGATCGGGCTCATGCGGAGTTATATGTGAGTGAAATAAAAAACATAAGTAAAATGAGCCGTCACATTTGGAAAGAAAAAGAAATTGATTTACTCAAACGCTTGTATGCGGAAACTCTAACCAAAGATATAGCCAAACGTTTGGGTTTATCCGTTTATTCTGTTTATGGAAAGGCTTGTGCTCTTGGTCTTAAGAAATCAGATGAATTTAAAGATAAAACAAATAGAGAACTTGGTTCGAAGATGTGCAATCATCCGGCAATGCTGAAAAATAGGTTCAGAAAAGGAATTCAACTGCCGCATCAATTCATGCCGCCGAAAGGTTACCATGCACCGGGAGTTGAAAAGACTTGGTTTAAAAAGGGAAATCTTCCATAGCTGCATCAATGGCAAGAAAAGATCCTCAATTAAAAGAAGAAATGTTGAAGCGTCCGGAAATAATTGAATTAAAACGAAGTGAAATAAAACTAAGGAGAGCAATTAAAAATGTCGCTTGATCACAAATTACAAAAGATGAAAGGCAAAACTTTTCTGTTCAAAACTGAACCTTATAAAATAATTGATTATGAACTCACTGAAGAAAAAATATTAATCTCAACAGATAGAAAACTGTTAAAGATCAACAAAACAGAAAAAGCATTGGAAGATTTTCTGCCGGTTGAAGATGAGAGAAACAATAACAAAGGATTAGTTCCGTTCCAGTTCAAAGGCGATGATAGATTACTCGATTTGAAGAAAGCAGTTACTGAAGCGATCGATAAGATAAAAACTGATGCAAACTATATTCCGCAAGCGAAGACAATACTTGCCGGTGTTCAAGTTTTTACAAATATGGTAAAAGTAGAAGTTGATATTGCACGACTTGCAAAGAAAAATAATTTATAATAAGTATAGCCGAGGTTAACATGACACTGAAAATAAGATTAGATGAAACACAAATAAAGATTACGAGCGAAGTCAATCAAAAATTACAGAATATAGTGCAAAATTGGCCTTACGAGAAAATTAAAATTGATAAAAAAAATTTTGTGAATGTTCTTTTTAATGATATGACAGAAGAAGAACTAATTGAACGCTATACACGTGCGATTGGCTTGCGATCTAAATAATACAATAGGTTACCATATTCCCGCCATATCAGAAACACCCTCGAAAGTATCTGAATTATTTCTCCATTTTAAATAAAATTCACCCAGCCGATTTACCAATTAATTTATTTCAGTAAAAAAATGTAAAACAAATAGTTAACGTGAAACGGAAGACGTAAAACGGAAAAAAATCGTTTCACTTTTCACGTTTCACCTTTCACGCTTATGATAACCGATCAAACCATAATTGCCGCAACGGATGTTGAATGGGATGAAGATATTTCTTCTTATCCCGCATCTGAATATGATCTTGAAATTGCAATCAAGCGCGGAAGTGATTCACCCAAACTTCTCGATGTTGAAAAAGACGGCGATACTTTCCAGATCTCAATTCCAAATACATTAATTGCTGCAGATGAATTCGGTGATTATCAATTCCAATATAAATTTACAAATCTCGATACAGATAAAATTTCCGCTCCAATCGAATACCGCGGATTTGTAAAAGTTCTTCCGGATTTATCTTCCGATGCTGATACGCGAACTGACGATGAAAAAGTTTTAGCCGCATTGCAGGAAGCGAGAATAAAAGTTGCTAACCGCGATTATGCAAATGTTACAATCAACGGCAAAGCAACTACATTCAAAACACTGCAAGAAATTGATGCCGCTATTGTTGCTTATCAAAAGAAACTCGGCATTTATAAAACACCAAGATTAATTAGTTCATTCGGATAAAAATGAGTATCAAAGATAAAATAGCGAACAGTCTTGGTTACTCACCAAACATTATAGTTGAAGAATTAAAAGGTAAAACCGAAAATCTTACAAAAGATTTAAAGAAAGTTAATAGCTCTTATAAAGTTGAAACAAAAAAATTATCAACTCAACTCATAAAGGTAAATGAAGATTATTCCGGATTAAAAAATAATTTTGATACACTGCTTAATTCACTTCAAGATGCGCAGCGTAGTTTTGCAGCTTCTCAAACAACAAACATTACTTCCGATTGGAATGATATTTATGATACTATTAACTCTTCATTGAATAAAGGATTGGTCTGTTTACGCGGAAGATCCCGATTGCTTGCACAAAGCGACCCTTGGGCAAAAAAATATTTATTCATGCTTCAAAAAAATGTTGTTGGTGCTGATGGATTTATTCTTCGCAACAATGCTTATGATCTGGTTTACGATGAAGTTGAAAAAATGAAAGTTAAACGGTTCGATAAACTTGCAAATACAATTATTCAAGAGATGTTTGATGATTGGTCTCTGCCGGAAAATTGCGATGTTACCGGTCAATCATCTTTCCGTGAACTCTGCAACATTATCATAAAACAAATTCCTACCGATGGAGAAATTTTAATTAAACCCGTTAGAGATAAATCCTACAAATATGGTTATGCATTACAATTAATTGAAGCGGATTATCTCGATGAAACTTTTTCGACTGTACTGCCAAACGGTAACATGGTAATCATGGGTGTTGAAATGACACCTTACAGAAAACCAATTGCTTATTGGCTAAAAAAAATAAATCCTTATCAGCAATTAATGTATGGATCTTACATCTCCGGGGATAGAGTTAGAATTCCGGCAGTAGATGAAAATGGATTTGTTCAGATAAAACATTTATTTGTAAAAGAATCTTCAAATCAAGTCCGCGGCATTCCTTGGTTTGCGCCGGTTGCTATCCGCTCAAGAATGCTTAACGGTTACGAAGAAGCTATTTTAGTTGATGCGCGCGTAAGTGCGAATAAAGGTTTGAAATATGAATACAAAGACAATGCAACCGGCAACGAAATTAATGAAGCAAATGTTCCCGGTGCCGAATTTGCTAAAAATGCTGATGGAACTAATGATCCTTCAAGATTGATTGTTCCAAATATGCCGGGTGATAATGTTATTGTTCCTAAGAATATGACTGCTGAAGTAATGGATTTCAAATCTCCATCCGGCAAAGAAGGTGAATTTCAGAAATGGGCTTTGCGCGGAATCGCTTCCGGGCTTGATATTTCCTTTATAGCACTCGCAAATAATTATGAAGCAGTTAATTACACTTCAAGCAGAACAAATCTTTTGGAAGAACGCGATACATGGAAAGGTTTGCATTCATGGATGCGCGATCATTTTCTTAATTGGAATTTTTCTGAACTCTTGAAGATGGCTTTGCTTACTCAAGCCATAAATCTTCCGCCAAGTAAATTCGAAAAATTTAATAAACCTTGGTTTCAAGGACGTGCATGGAAATGGGTTTCGCCTAAAGATGAAGCTGAAGCAATTCTTCTTATGCTTTCTAACGATGCTTGGCTCTTTGAAGAATTTCTTGCAGAAAACGGATGGTCCTTGGAAGAATTTATTGATAAAAAGAAAGCCGAGAAAAAAGCTTTTGAAGTTGCCGGCTTATCATTCCCGGGAAGTAATTACAAACAAGTTGCGCCAATACAAAAATCTGTTGATGATGCTTCGGCAAGCTCAGCAGATGCCGGTAACAATGGGAAACAAAAAGTATTGACAAATTAAAAGTAGAGACGGCATATATGCCGTCTTCAAGGATGGGCTTATGAAAATGAGAAATTTCAAAGATGAACGATTCAAGGGATGGTGCTCAAGAAGTGTAGCATTAAAATTTGAATCGCTTGATGAAAAAAATAGATCTGTTGAATGCATAATGACAACTGAAGATCCGGCGATTGTATTCGATTGGTGGAATTGGAAATATATCCGTGAAATTATTCTTATGAAAGGTGTTGAATTCGAATCTGAAGTTCCTTTCATCAATTCTCACAAACGTGATGATATCGAAAACCTTCTTGGTACAACAAAAGAAATGCGCGTTGAAGGTGATTCGTTAATTGGAAGAAATTATTTTTCTTCTACCGCTGAAAAAGCTTGGACTCTCACACAAGAAGGGCATTTGAAAAATTATTCCGTCGGTTATCAAACATTCGAGGAGAACTCAATCGAGTTAAAACCAAATCAAGAAGTGGAAATTGACGGAAGGAAATTCGTAAATAATTATACAGACGGTTTTGATATGGTTATTCGAAAACGAACTGTTATAAAAGAAAATTCATCCGTAATACTTGGTGCAGATAAAAGAGCCAAAGCCCGCGCTGAAGGTATTTCGGCCGAGGATGAAGATTTACAAGATGAACTTGAAAAAATGTTCGAAAAGTTTGAACAGAAAATAGAATCAAAAATTAATTTAATTAAAACACATGGAGGTACTAACATGCTAGATCCGAAAGAAAAAACTCAAGAACAACTCCGTCTTGAAGCCATAAGCGAGATTAAAACCGCTATGCCAAATTATGGAGATAAGGCAAAAGAGTTTGCCGAAAAAACAATTGATGAGATTCTTCAAGGTAAAGAAATTACCGAAACTACCTTGAAAGAATTTTACAAATCTGCTACCGATATTCTTATCAAATCCGGCGGTGCTGCCGGTAAGCCAATGAATTATCTTGGTCTCAATGGTCAAGAGTTAAAAAGTTATTCATCAGTCCGCGCAATTCAAAACATAATTAAAGGCAATCGTTCCGGTTTTGAGTTTGATTTGAATCAAGAACTTGAAACAAAAACCGGAATGAAATCCGGTCCAAAAGAAATTTTAATGCCGGCTGATATTCAAAATGTTGCTCTGCGGGAGATTTACCCTAATCTCTTTAAGCGTGCTCATTCTATGGGAGTCGATGCCGAAGGTGGATATTTTGTAACTCCTACTTACCGTGCCGATCTTCTGAAAGAAGTTTTAAGAAACGATACAGTTCTTGGACGTTTGGGTTCAACCATTATAACCGGTCTTAAAGGTCAATTCCAAATGCCTAAAATTGTTTCCGGTTTGACTATGTATAATGCTGCCGAAAATACTGCAAGTTCCGCATCCTATGTTGTTGCCGGTTTGGAAACTGTTGATCAAAAAAGATGGACCGGAAATACAAAAGTTGGTCGCCAATTGATTATGAACATCGATGCTGGTATTCCGGGATTCGATCAATTGTTAATTAAAGATCTTTACGATTCTGCAAACGTTAAAATGGATTATGACGGTATCAATGGATCCGGTACGGGTAACAATCCACGCGGTATATTAAATCAATCCGGTCCGGCTGCAGCAACGCTTGCAACAATGAATTGGATTAATCTTATAAACTTCAAACGTTTGATAGCTAAAGCAAAAGGACGTAAAGAAGATCTGAGATGGGGATGCTCTGTTGATGTTGAGTGTGCACTTGATGTTATTGCAAAAGTTACCGGTCAACCTTTCTTCTTACGCGATGATAACGGAAGAGTTGCCGGTTATGCTCAAGAATCTTCGAATCAAATTCCGGATGCTGTTGCAATACTCGGCTTCTGGCCGGAATTCTTTACCTTGTTATGGGGCGCTGAAAAATTAATTGTTGCCGATCAGCCTTCGCATACAAGTGATGAAATTGAAATCTCATTGCATCGTTACGGAAACTTCTTCTTAAGAAGCTCTGAATCATTTGCAATTGCCGAGGATGCTGCAATAGATGTATTTCCGGAATAATGTTTTGTATTTGTAGAGACGTTCAATTGAACGTCTCTATTTACTTTTAATTAATTATTTATAAAAAAAATATTGGAATAAAAAAAATGGAAAAGCCAAAAATTACACCTTGGGTTGAAGGCAATATTAATGAAGTGGAAGAATTTGTTGTCTTCAAACCAACACGAATTGATATAGGCGATGGGAAGGGAGCAAAAGCTTACTCAAAAGGTCAGCCGGTTAAAGTCGGCGGTAACGTTAAGAAAGATCTTTATTTCCAGAATAAGATTTTGTATAAAAAAGATTTTGAAGCTGTAGTTGCTTATGAAAAAGAAGCAAAAGAAAAATTCTCCGGTTCACCGGATGCCTTAAAAGATTCTGCAGCAGCATCGCAAGAAGCATTAAGCGGTAAAGGCGGTAAAGGCGGTAAATAGATTTAAATTTTTATAATCATAAAAAGGAAAAAAGAAATTGAAAAATCCCTCTCCTTTTTTTAAGGAGAGGGATTTTCCCGAAGGGATTCCTTCGGAAAGGGAGAGGTCATGATACAAGAAACTTCCATATTCTTAAACGAGAATGATTTTGCTGAGCCGTTTATCGTTACACCGGTAAGCGGTTCGGCGCGTACTATTATTGGTATTTGGAGTACTGAAAATACTCCAACTCAAGCCGGTGATGTTACTGTTATTAATGATGCACCTTCCGTTGAATTCGCTACTGAAGATTCAAGCGATCTTGTAAAAGGCAGTACGATAAAACGCAAAAGCACAAACGAAACTTTTTATGTATTAGATCCCGGATTAGATGTTGATGGATTTACAACTAAAACTTTATCAAGAACACAATAGTGAATAGTCAATTGACTTTTGACCATTGACCTTTCACTGGACATGGTGAACGAATGGCAACACCAATAAACACAGCAGCTGATTTTTCAGAAACACTTAAAACACAATTCTCTGCAATTGCTGCGGGTGTTAACTACAATTATTCTTATTCCGGATTAGCATTTGTTAATGCCGCTTCTCCAATTGCAGAGGGAATTAACATTAAGAAGGGCGAAGAACAATTTCTATTTGAAGATTCATCAAGCACTTATCATTACTGCAAAGTGCCTATTGATATTGACATAATTACAAAAGACAATTTGAAAAATCCCGATCTGGTTGTAGCAGATCTGCTTAAATCAATCGGATTAAATAAATCTTTCAGCGGCACTGCAATTGGAACAGCCTACATAAACACATTAAGCGATGTTCCGGATCAGCAAGGCAATTTAATTGCTCACCGCAGAATTCAGATTGAAATAATTTTTAGAAAAACAGCTTTTGGAGTTTGACATGAAAAATAAAATTGATTTAACAATTGATTCATCCAGACCGGACTTAGAAGTTATTCCGCGTTTACCCGGTGCTTACATAATTAAAAATGGTAAACCAGAACCAGACCTAAACGATGAAGCGATGGCGGAGAGAAATAAGAAATCAGAAATCAGTAATCAGAAATCAGACGAAAAAAAATTGGATGATGTTGAAGCCGAAAAACCGATAAACGATAACTGATCACCGATCACCGATCACATGAATAGAATCCGCAACATATTGAAAACTTATTCCAATACATCATTGGCAACAATCACCGGCTATCCGGTAGAACACATTCACATGTTAAGAAAGAATGATATTGATCACTTTGCTATAAAAACAGATCCGCTCGGACGCGGAATTCCAACACGCTCAGTTATGGAAAATATTATTGAACAAAGAATTAATAATTACGAAAGAGAGCTTGAACGAAAATATAATCATCTATAATACTCAGTTACTTAGGCACTCAGTAACTCAGTTACTCTGAAACAAAAGAAGGAGTAAAATACAATGGAATTAATTAGAACAGTTGCATTTGCCAAGATTGAAAGTGTTTATAACACAGATCCAACTCCGGTTGCGGCAACAGATGCAATCGAAATGCATGATAAACAAACTTTTGAACTTGTTACCAAAGCTGTGCAGAGAACAAATCTGCTTCCAACTTTTGGAGAGCAGGCACCGCTGATTATTGGTGAGGCTTATAAACTATCCGGTTGTAAAATTCCATTCAAAGCTTCCGGTGTTGCGGGCACAGCTCCGCGCATTGGTGTGTTCTTGCGTGGTGCGGGTTTTACACAAACCATTGATACCGGTGTTTCGGTTACTTATGCTTTGCATTCATCTTACGATACAGAATCATTTACAATTTATTTCTGGTTCGGCGGCAAGAAACATATTATGACCGGATGCGTTTGTGCATCTGCTAAACTCGATTGGACTGCCGGAGAAATAAAATATTTGGATTGTGATATTATTGGAATGTACGGCGGAACAATTTCCGATACGGCATTTCCAACACCAACATTCGAAAGCACTTCTCCGGAAATTTGGCAGAACGGTGCATTCGCATTATCAATTGGCGGAGACCCGGTAAGTGATATTGCAATTTCAAAAATGAGTATTGATCTCGGAATTGAAACTGCAAAACGTTTGGATCCAAACGGCGCTTACGGTGTTGCTCAATACATGATCAAACAGCGCAAAACAAAAATTAGTATTGATCCGTTCCAGCTGGCTTTATCTGCATTCAATCCTTATACACTTCATACTGATCAAACACCAATTGCACTCGAGACAAAACCAACTGCAGATGCGGGCAGTAAAATGGAATTGACAATTGACGGCTGGTGTATTGATGCACCCAAAGCCGGAGATCGTGAAGGCATTTTAACTTGGGAGCTAACCGGGCAATGCAGACCAACACAATCTGAGGGTAATAACGAATTAACAATTGTATTTAAATAACATTGCCGGTAACACGGCAAGAGCCGCTTGCGCGTTCGACCCTTCGCGCGGCGGCTCAATCTATTAAGGGTTGGAAAAAGGAAAACATCAATAGTCAAATGTCAAAAGTCAATTCACCATTCACGATTGACTATTGACTATTCACTCTAAAAGGCAAGGGAAGAACAATGGCACGTGAATTAAAAATATCTGATCTAAATGAAATGACAATCTTTGATGTTCTGAGCGGCACAAAAATTAAATTATTTTACAGAACACCAACTACAACAGACCGCATTCAATATCAATCTGCAGCGCTTAATCTTTTAACTAAAACACAAAAAATTGAAGCAATGGTAGAGCTGCAAATTAATTGGGCAGAAAAATTATTAACCGGATTCCGTAAAGGTGATTTTACATTTGATGAAAAAGCAATCTCATCCGATCAAAAAGATAAAGATTACTATGCCGGCTGGTTTGGTGTGCTGAAGGAAACCGCCGGAGATATTTTATTGAACTTTATTAAAACTGTTTTTGGCGAATCATCCTATGTAATTAAGGATGAACCGCGCCCTTTTCCGGTGAATTAAAACGCTTCTTCAAAAGTGCCAAGCCGGAATCTTGGGAAGAGTGTTTAGAACGTCATGGTGGAAATGTTAAAGAAGCTGAAGCGACTTACAAACTTTATGAAAGAGATAACAAAATTGAAACCGAACCTTACGATGCACGTTTTTTATTTGCTATGAAAATTATCAATCTGCAGAATGCCGGATTTCCGAATGAACGGCTTGCGGATATTTTAACTGAAGAACAATGGAATATGATTTCCGAAATGAAAGCAGCAATTACAGAATATCACTTGAATAAACGATAAACGGGAAACGTAAAAAGTGAGACGAAAAATCGTTTCACCTTTAACGTTTCACTTTTCACGAGAACTTAAATGGCCAACAGAATTGAAATAATAATTGACGGCGATAATATAAAAGCTGTTAATGCTATTTCCGGTGTTGAAACACAATTAAAAAAATTAGATACAAAATCGAAGTCTTCCGGTTCAATTTTGGATTCTGTTTTTGGTTCTCTTTCTTCAAAAATTGCTTTTGGCGCAGCCGCTGCCGTCACCGGTTTTGGTATGATGATGAAATCTGCGGTTGATCTTGGTGATGAAATAAACGACTTATCAAAAAAATCCGGAATGAGTGCAGAAAATCTTTCCACAATGAAATATGCCGCTGAACTTTCCGGCTCATCTTTAGATCAACTTGGTTCATTAGTAATTAAACTAAATAAAAATATTTATGAAGCCGGAAGCGGTAATAAAGAGCTTGCAAAAACATTTTATCAATTAGGAATTCCGGTTAAAGATGCACAAGGCAATTTCATTCAAACAGATCAAGCTCTTTATAAACTTGCCGATAGATTCAAAGATATGCCGGACGGCGCTCAAAAAAGTGCGTTAGCAATTCAGATATTTGGTAAATCCGGCGCTGATATGATCCCGATGCTGAATGAAGGTTCTGCCGGTTTAATGAAGATGCAAGAAGAAGCGCGTAAACTTGGTTTGGAAATATCTCAAAAAACTGCTGCTCAAATGGATGAGTTTAATGATAAGCTTGCAAAAGTTGAAGGCAGTTTTAAGGGGTTGGCAATTTCTCTTGTAACAAATATCGGACCTACAATTACAAAAGTATTAACAAATTTTTCAGATGGACTTGATGTGATATTTGGTAAGATCCAAGTGATAAATGGTGTTCAATACAAAGAGCAAGCTTTAAGCCTTATTGCAATTAATGAAATTACTGCAAGTTTGGCTGGTACAACTCAAGAATACCGTGATAATGAAATAAAATCGTTACAAAATCAAATTTACATTGCAAGGTCACTCAAAGAAGCAAATGAATATGATTTGAAACAGCTTGAAATGCAAGGAGCAATTTCCGTTGCTAATTTAATTACAAGCGAAAAGGAACGTAGTGAACTCGGTGAGAAGATAAAACTACATAAGACAGAAATTAGTCTATTAACCCAGAAAATAGATATTATAAAAAATTTTGGTCAAGCAAAACCGCCTCCGATAACACTAACAGACCCCAAGAATGCAGATTTAGAGAAACAGAGAGCAAAAGATAGAGCCGCTTATGCTGAAGAACATTTTCAATATATAGAGAAACAAAAACAAAAATGGGTTGATGCTTCAGATAAACAATGGCAGACCGAAAGAGATAATCAAAATAAAATTAATGAGAAACTTGCCGCTTCTGCTGATTTTAGAGATATGATTACTCAAAAACAGATGGATGATTATATAGCTAAATCAGACTGGCAAGATCAAATACGCCGTCAACAAATTGCAGAGGAAGAAGCTCAAGAATTAATGAGACGGCAAATGGCCGCAGATACATTCGGTTCCCTTGGTGATTCTTTATTGCAATTTGCTCAATTGAGCGGTGAAACTAATAAAGGTTTGTTTGCCGCCGCAAAAGGTTTTTCAATTGCTCAAGCTATAATGAATACTTACGAAGGTGCAACAAAAGCACTTGCTCAAGGCGGTTTCTGGGGCTTTGCAATGGCCGCTGCTGTTGTTGTTGCCGGCTTAGCAAATGTTGCACGCATTGCAGCTCAACAACCAACTTCAAACGCTGCGGGCGCATCCGGTGCAAGTTACTCTCAACCGGCTTTGCCTAGTCCGCGAACAATACAAAATAATTCTGTTAGTAATTCAACCCAAACCGTTGTGCATAAAACATTAAACATTAACGGAGATGTTCTTGATGTGCAAGCATGGCTGCGTAAAAATAGAAGTGCAATTCAAAGGTTTTTTGATGACGGCAATATTGATTTGGCATT